ACCTAGAACATGACGACAAGTGGCCTTTCTTGCTGACGGGCAAAAAACTAGACGAGGATCGGAAGCGTCTTGGGGAGAACTCTTTGTCTTATTGGAGGTTTATTCGCTCCTTCCCTGCTCCAGCGGGGTCGGAGGAGAACATATACAGCGAGGCGGATCTACGTAAGTTCGAGGCGCACAAGACCGCTATGTGGGTGGGAGCTAAACAGCCCATCCCCGTGGCCGGTTTTGATCCGGGCTTTACCAACGGAGGGGATAGGTCGGTCTTGTTCCTCGGGAAGTACGGAGAGACAGATGCGGGTATGACAGTATTTTTTGACAAGTACGTCGAGCTTCGAGAGAACTCGTCTATTCGAGACAACCCCCGTAACTTTCAGATTGCTCAAGCATTGAAGTCTGAGTGCGAGAAGTATGGGGTGTTACCTAGATATCTGGCGGTCGACGCCACCGGAGCCGGAGATCCCCTTTGCGATATTATTGCCACGATTTGGAGCCCCTCTATTTTGAGGGTTAAGTTTTCTGAAAGGCCCAGCGGTATGGCCGTCAGCCGGTCGTCCCATATAAAGGCAGAGGAGTCTTACGGTAACCGAGTTTCCGAGCTTTGGTATGTCGGTAGAGAGTTCTTGAGGGCTAACCAAGTTCGGGGTGTTACCGTTGATTTGGCCAGGGAGTTGGTTGGGAGGCAGTACAGAACTGCCGAGCGGGGTAAGATATACATAGAAGCCAAGAGGGATATGAAAGCTAGATTCGGGAGATCCCCCGACATAGCGGATGCCGCTTTTCTTATGCTGGACGTATGTCGTCAAAGGGCTAACGCTGTCGCTGGTACTACTGTGGCTGGGGGTGGTAAGTACAAGAATTTCTTGGATTTCACGAAGAAGGTTGATTCTCTTTATTCTTGACCCGAAGCCCCTAATTAGGTACGTAGGAGTTTAACGTGGATCAAAACCTAGAGACAATCTCCGCTTCCGGAACCCCACCTAAATCGAGGCTTAAAAATGCTCAAGCTGCTTTCTCTATTTATCAAAACCTTCTTGACGCAGACGTGGACAGCGCTTCGCAGAGGGTTCGTGTCCAAGCGATGCTCGACGGTGAGCCACCGTACAATCCGACCACTTTGCGGAATCTCGGCCAGTCTTATCGTTCGAATCTAAACTTTTTAGAAGCGTCCGCAGATCTTGAGTACGCCCTTTCCGCTTACTCCGATTTGGTAAACGGGGTGCCCCAACTAGCCCAAGTAAAGACGAACTACGGCGACACTACGCAACAGGGCAACTATAGCCAGATCATCTCTGAAGAGTTTGATCGGGTTCTCCGGAAGGACTGGGACGAGTTCTTCTACAACCAGCAGAGGTTGGCTCACGAGTTTGTTTCTTACGGTGTAGGTTTTGCTTTCTTCGAGGATGATACTGATTGGCGTTGGAGGGTCGCAGGCTTAAAAGATTTCTATCTACCGCGAGGAATTCCCGCTTCGGATAGTCGTATCGAGTTTTGTTGCGCCCGCCGAAGCTACTACGCCCATGAGCTCTACCAGTACATCAAAGACCCCAAGTCGGCTCGAGCAGTTGGCTGGGACGTAGACCAAGCCCGTCAAGCTATCATTAACGCAGTTCCCGCAGATGTCTCCGGAACTCGGTTAGAGTGGGAAGAGATTCAAGTCATGCTTAAAGACAACGATCTGTCCCTGTCTTTTGCTCGTTCCGCCGAGATTCAGACTATTCACTATTACGTAAGGGAGTTTGACGGAAAGATAACCCACGCCATCGGTTTGCGGGACGGGTCTAATCAGAACTTTTTGTATCGCAAAGACTCAAGGTTTGAGAACATCAATCAAGCTTTGGTTATGTTTACTTACGGCATTGGGACTAACGGAAACCTTCACTCCATCCGAGGTTTGGCATACAAGATTTACCCGCACATCCAGGTCAACAATCGGTTACGGAACGCGATTATCGATTCCACTTTGTTGTCTACTTCGGTGATGATCCAACCCCAGACGATGGATGATCTTCAGAATTTGACTATTGCGTATAACGGTCCGATGGCAATTCTGCCCCCGAATTTAAACATCGTTGAAAGAACCTCTCCTAATCTGGCTGCCAATGCTTTGCCCATCGCTCAAGAGCTTTCCTCGATCCGCCGTAATAACACGGGTAGCTACGCATCTCAGATCGTAACCTCGGGGTCCCAAGAACGTACTGCAACAGAGGTCAGCGCTCAGCTCGAGAAAGAAGCAGTACTTTCTTCCCAAGCACAGAATTTCTATTACGTCCCGTGGGGTAAACTCCTCAAAGAACAATTCCGTCGGTTGTCTCGCGGTAATTGGAAAGAGACGGAGCCAGGCGGTAAGGTTGCTGTTGAATTCCACAAACGGGTACGGGCTCGTGGAGTCCCCCTCGAAGCTCTTAAGAAGGTGTATGATGTCAGTCCCTTAAAGGCAGTTGGCTACGGAAGCGCCCAAGCTCGGTTGCTGGCATACAATGAGTTCATGCAGATGTTGCCGATGCTAGATGAAACGGGCAGGGCTAATGTTGTTAGAGATCGTATTGCTGTCCGTGTTGGTTACGACCAAGTAGATCGGTACGCCCCGCCTGCAGCCGTACCGCCTAGGTTGCCAGTCGACGCCAAGATTGCGGAATTGGAAAACGATTCGATGCAGGGCGGTCGCGGGGTAACCGTCCAATCGGGTGAGAACCACGCCGTTCATTTGCAGATCCATGCCGTCGATGCCGTTAAATTCTTGCAAGGAGTCGAACAGAAGTCCATCGATCCCGTGGAAGCGTTTAAATATCTTTCCCTTTCCGGTCCCCACATGGCCATCCACCTCCAACAGATTTCAGCGGATGTGAGCCGTCAAAGCATGGTGGGCCAGTACAAATCTATTCTTAACAAGGTCAATCAAGCTGTTCAGCGCCTTGGCCAAGAGTTAGCACAAGCACAACGTCAGCAACAAGAGGCTATGGCTAGAGCTCAGCAACAACAGTTTGAGCAGGCGATTAAAGGCCAGATTGATGACGTTAAGAGTAAGACCCAAGCGGAGTACGCTGTTAAGCTGGCTAAGGTCCAAGCAGATGCTCAGATTGATAGGGCAGCTTCGGACGCCAAGATCGCTATCAAGAGTGAAGAGGCAAGGCAACGTATGGCTTTGCGGGACGCCCAAACCGCTCAGAGACTTCGGGCTCAGTCCGAAAGGAATCGTTTAAACGCCCAAAAGAAAAGTCTTGCTTAATTTCTCCGTTCTGCGACAAACATAGGAATGACATTTCAAGAGTGGAGCAAGCGCGAAGATTACGTAGAGCTTTGGAAAAAAACTTGGAACGAACCGCACATGCGAGCGGGACTCACCGCCCTAATCCATTTGGGCTTGCCCCAGTTAAACCCCCTAGCCCCAGCAAACGGGGAGAGCATTAATCTTCGGGCGTTAGCCCATTCTAGAAACGAAGGTTGGTATGCCGCTTTGCGAGCTATTGATTTCCTAAAAACCCCCAAGACTGAGCCACAAGAGTTGCCAGCACCTTGGGAAGACGTAAACCAATAAACAACAGAGACACAAACTATGGCAACAACTAATGACATCGGATCACTCGGAGACGCACTTAACGCGGCACTTGGAGAGGGAGAGGCTCCTTTAGCTTCTGCTACTCCTCTGCACCAAAACCCCGTTATTGAAACCCCAGCTAAGACTGCGACTCCGGAACCAGAGGTAAAAACTGCAACGGCGGTTACTGCCCCAACTCCGGAAGTAAAAGATGTTGAAGTAAAAACACCCGAGCCGGACTTGTCAAAGACCCCGGAGATTAAGACTCCCTCAAAACTCATTGACTCTCTTCTCACCCCCGAAAGCGAAAAAGCCAAGACTGTTGCCAAAGTAGACGGCGATCTGTCCGAGGACGAGAAGCTACCGGGCAAAGCCACAGGCTCTGCTAATTCTGCTTTTGCCGCTAAGGCCAGAGCTTTGAAAGCAGCCGAGCAAGAACTAGCGGCATTGAAGCAAGAGCTCGATAAATCCAGGAGCGCTGGCAATACTGAGGCTTCTGTCGAGGTCCAAGGAATTAAGTCGGAACTTGAGGAGACACGTAAGTTAGTTTCGGACTACGAGAGCCAACTTTCCCTTGTTCGTCTCGAGTCTACCCGTGAGTTCAAGAGAACAATTTCTGAGCCTCTAGCTAAAGCAGAAAAGAGCCTGTTGGATTCTCTAGCTGGATATGACGGCCTAAACGCCAAGGATGTCCTTAAAGTTTTGGACATCCAAGACCCAGCTCAACGCCGAGCAGAGTTCAAAGATGTTATGACGGGTGTCGACGCAATGGATGCTTGGTCAGTTAAAACCAAACTAGATGAGATTGAACAGCTTCGCTCCAAGAAAGACGAAATGCTCAAATCCGCTAACGATACCCTTGCTCAAATTGAAAGGCAGGAAACTGCTGCCGAGCAAGAAGCTAGGCTGACCTTTGACAAACAAGCTGATGTTGCCTTTGAAAATACTTGGGGACAGTTTGAAGACTCTTTCCCCATCTTGAAACGTGGTCAGACCCCAGAGTGGGATACCACAATTAAAGCTCTGCGTGAACAGGCTGTTTATTTGGATAAGCAACCTCTCGACCACCAGCAACGAGCCACTCTTACTTACCAAGCCGTATTGTTCCCCCTCGCCGTTCAAGTTGTGCGAGATCTGACTGACAAGAGCAATTCGACTATCGCTGATCTAAAAGCTCAGATTGAGAAGCTACAAGGTGCTACTCCTGGTGCTGGCGCCGGCAGTAATAACGAGCAGACAGCGTCCTTGCCGTCTAGCGTTGGGTTCTTAGACGCCTTAGAAAAATCTTTGGGGCGTTAATGCTGGTCGTGTTGCCAGTCGGTCCGCAGGATCGGGAACAGGCGATTCGTTGGCTTAACTGGGTTGAGGAACTCGGTGGCATGGGTAATCACCGTTTAATGGTGGCTTGTGCCCGAGCAGTCCCGAATCCCACCGAGTTGAGCCGTAACTACGAGTTGTATATACCGCATGACCAAGATGAGCGTGGCTGGCCTATGAGCCCTAACCATTTGTTCAAGCGTGTAACTCAACATATTACTTGGGGTCCAAACCCCGAGGCTTACTTTTGGTGCGAGCCAGACTGCATTCCCCTTATTTCTGGTTGGCACGATCTTCTCGATTCCGAGTACCGAACCTGCGGTCAGTATTTTATGGGGGCTCAGGTTAAAGTGGAAGGTACTCCTGAGCATATGAGCGGGAATGCCATCTACCCCAAGAACGTAATGGAACGTGCCTTTAACTTAATTCACGCCGATCTTGCAGCGTTTGACGTAGTAGCTGCAGACCAAATTGTCGGGCAAGCCTATTGGACGAAATCGATTCAGCATGTTTGGCGTAAGGACGAGGGTCGTAACTTTACTTTCCCGGATCAGGCCAGCGTCGATGCTATGATCAGTAAGGAAGCCGTTATGTTCCACCAAAATAAAGATGGGACTTTAATCGAAAGGCTTCGTGAGCGTCGGTCTCCGAAGAAAGTAGAGGTTCTCGAAACTCCCGAAGTAAAACCTAAAAAGCGTCGGATGCGTAGGAAACTTGGAAGTGAAGATCCTACCAAATAACATTGCGGTACTAGAAAACGATTCGCATATTTCCCGCTGGGTCGAAGAGACCGGGAAGTTGGATCACGATGAGTATTCTCTCCCGATTATTCTAAAACATATTAAGGAAGGCGATTACGTTGTAGACGCGGGGGCTTTTATTGGGGATCACACCGTTGCCTACGCCAAAGCAGTTGGGTCTACCGGAAGGGTCTATGCCTTTGAGCCCAACCTGTCCGCCTACGAGTGTTTAGTTTATAATTGCCCCTCGGCGATAACGATCAAAGCTGGGCTTAGCGATAAGCCAAGTAGTCAATTCTTATCGGTAGCAGAGAATGCCGGCGCGAGTCGTATATCGGCTTGTGGCGACAGAGTTGTATCCGTCGTAGCTCTAGACTCGTACGATCTCCCTAAACTTGATTTCTTTAAGTTAGATGTCGAAGGGTTCGAGGTATCCGCTTTGAAGGGCGCTAAGAAGACGATAACTAAGCATCGCCCGATCATGTGGATTGAGGTTAACGAACATGCTTTACAACAACGGGACGAATCACCGATCTCGTTAATCACTTATCTCAGATCTGAACTCGGCTATGGGCTAGAGTCATTCCCTCCCGAGGAAGGACCGCAGTACGACCTTTTATGCAAGCCTCTGTAGACCTATTCATCCGCAGCTACAAGAAAGACTTCGAGTGGCTCTCTTACTGCCTAAAGTCCTGCGCTAAGTCGGCTAGGGGCTTTCGTCAGATCCATATAGTAGTACCCCATGGTGACCAGCACGAGTTGAACCATCTGACTTTGGAGAAAGTACATATCTGCCCCAGGTACGCAGAAGATTACTTGGGCCAGCAGGTGACCAAGCTAAACGCTGATCTCTACTCTGACGCCGACTTCATCTGCCATATCGATTCCGACACCGTATGGTTGCACGATGTATCCCCCAAGGATTTCATTCACAATGGCAAAGCAATTCTGTACTACGAGCCCTACGACAAGATCGGAGAGTGTCCTTGGCAACCAATCGTAGAAGAAGCCGTTGGCTGGAAGCCAGAGTTTGAGTTTATGCGCAGGCCACCACATACGTTTCCTAGGTGGCTTTACAAGGAGATGAGGGATTTCCTCCAAGCTACCCATAAAGTGCCTTTTGACACTTTCGTTGCCACTCGGCCCGATCGCAGATTTAGCGAGTATAATACCTTGGGGGCGTACGCCTGGAAGCATCACAGGGATAAATTTGATTGGCGAGACCCTAGACAGGATAAAGATACAGTACGGCAGTTTTGGTCTTGGGGTGGGATCGATGCCCACCGAGAAGAACTTTCCAATCTTTTAGGCTAGGGTCTTGACACCCTATCCCAACGAGTTACATCCTCAATTAGTTCTTTGGCAGAGGTGTCGATGCGATGGGGCTAACTCGCCTGCGCCCTACAGGCTACGCTTAAATGACACCGACGCGGTATCCGACGGCTAACGGATATCCAACTAACTTTTAGGGCTTGCCGGCTCTTAAAATAAGCGACGACAAAGAGACACGCTCATCGTGTGATGAGAAGTCTTCAGTCATTACTTCAACAAGGAGATAACTAATATGGCATGTACAAATATTGAGAATCTTCTGATTACTGAGTCCGGCCGTATCGGTGCGGATATCTATCGGAAGACTTTGAACACGTCCCCGTGGACGACTCTGGTTAAGCAAGAAGCTTGGCCGGATGAGATGGGCACGACCGTTAACGTTCTGATCTATGAGCGGACTCTACCGGCTTCCGGTGGTTCGATCACCTTCTCAGACGTTGCGTATAACGGAGTCGGAACCCAAGTAATCGGCGCGACCCCCTCTGGTTCCAATACTGGACCTGGAACTTGCGCTGTTGCTGGAAACGACCTCGGATTCGCCCAGACCCTGCGGACCTATAACCTCCAGCAGGCTGCAATCAACTCCCCCGACATCTGCTTGAACGACCTTCGGTTCCCCGTTCGTCGTCAGGAACAGCTCCGCAACATCATGGCGGTTCTTTCCGAAAACACGCAGTATGCTTGGGAAAACCGTTACCGTGACGAATACGTTCGTCTCGCTAACTATAACGTAAACGCTAATCAGACCGAACTCTTGGCAGCCTCCGGGCAAGTCAAAGGTTCGTTTAGCACTTCCAATCTGCCCACGAGCCGGTTGACCCAGGGAATCCTGCGGTACTTCTACTCTCGGTTGATTCGTGACGGTGCTGCTCAGAATGCATATGGCAAGGAAAACGGTGCACCCGTGTTCTTGCTCATTACCTCCCCCGAGGCTTCTGACGACCTGATCAAGCTCAACGCGGATATCCGTCAGGATCTCCGTTATGCTAAACCCAGCGAACTGATTCAACCCCTCGGTGTCGAGCGTAGCTATGCTGGTTTCTACCACTTGGTAGACACCATGACTCCTCGCTATGACTTCGTCGGCGGTGCGTTTGTTCGTCGTAACCCGTATGCCACAGATGCTAGCGCATCGAAGGGCACTCGGTTCATCCCGAATCCCGCGTACTACACAGCGGAATACGAAGATTCCATTATCTTCCATCCCGACGTGTTTACTTCGCTGGTCGCGAAGCCCATTGGTGCTACTGGCGCCATGGCATTCGACCCGCAGAGCTACCGCGGTGACTTCCGCTGGCGGAATATCCCCAGCCGGGATTGTAACCCTGACGGTACGATCGGATTCTTCCGGGCTATCTTTAGCTCCGGTTCGAAACCCGTTCGTCCCGAACTCGGTGTGGTTATCCGCCACAAGCGCTGCGCGGCCGACTTCGGCCTCGTTGGTTGCTACTCGTAATCTGAGTAACTGAATTGAAGGGGGGCGTAGGTTCTATCCCTGCGCCTCCCTTCTTTTTATAAA